CATGTACCAGCAGTAATCTCAGTAATGTTAGGATCACTAACATCTGTTATAAAAGAAGCTATTACTCCTGCTCCTGTTTTATTAAAGTTAGTAGAGGTACCAACTAATTGAGTTGTGCTTAATTCTTTACAAGCAAAACCATTTACAGTTACTCCTTGATTTATAGAGCCATTAAAATAGTATTGCTTATTTGTGTCGTACTTATATAACACTATGTTAGTTCCGTTAATTACTGATGCCATATTAAAAATATCTTTTAGGTTTTGTTACAGGTATTTCACCTTCATATACTATTGTTTCTGTTGATATGTTGTCTTGATTTGTTACTTCTATTAACTGAACGCTATTTACTTCGTTATTATATGGATTTGTTGTAAGCCTATTTATAAGAAACTTTTTATCATTATAAGACAAAGCATTTGTAGATGCATCTTGAATAGTATAAGTTTTATCTAAATAAATCATACCTAAAGATGAATTATAAGCCCCTAAGTCGCCTTCTAATGTTGCTATGTTTCTATTCAATAAGTTTGAGTATTGCCTCATAACTAATTGAGGTAAATTATCAAATGATTCAGCAGGTTTCCCATATCTATACCAATCAGTCAAAGTAACTCCACTAGCATTTACATATTGACCTTTGTAGTTTAAAACTTGATATGCAAACAATTGTGGATATATTAACCCATATAAAAGTTCAATGCTTTTAGTTATTTGATTATTATCTACTGATCTAGTTATTTTAAGTTCTGTTATATCACCTTCAGATTGAGTTAATTTAAAATTTCTTAAATATCCAATTCTAGAAGTGCCTCCTATATTAATTACTAAAAATGAACAATTTACAAAGCCTTGCATTAATACATCGCCTGTAGAAGTAGTTTGCGCTCCTAATGGTAGCTTAATTGATTTTGTTTCATAGTTATTATAACTACTTGCACCAATTTGAATATAAGAACTTACTGTAGTCCATGTATTATCACTTTTTAAATAATAAGAAGTATATACAGCACCATTTGGGACTAATATTTCTATATAAACTCTCATTGAGCCATGAAAGTCAAATGATAAAGTAGCCTCTGGACCATACATTTGTGGTAAATAAGCAAAACTAGAAGGAAATTCACCCATAGTTACAGATGCAGTACCGCTAGTTCCTGAGAATATTCTAAATGTATTAAATTGTTCAATTGAGCTAGTTTCCAATGTTACATTTCCAGTACCTGTTTCATTAAAATCCCATCCTTTTGGAAATCCAACAAAATCTAATTGTTTTAATGATCCATTATGAATATAATTATCTGCATATTCATAAGGGATATTTGTAATTATATTAGGGTATCCTTTTTTAACTATTTTGACTTGACTATTATTTATAAAATGAACATTGTCTTCGTTGTAAGGTTCAATGTTAATTATATTATTTAATACACCACTGCCAGATATTGTTGGCTCGTCTTCTACTACATATCTTGTATAGTATATAGTAGTCGCCATTTGATTCATTGGTAAAATATACCAATCACCATTAGCTTGAAATAGCCTACAACCAAAAGATTTAATTATATTGTCTAAAATTGTATAATAATCTAAATTTACAAAATCCCTTCTATATTGATATGTCTGACTAAATGGTTCATCTCCACCAGCATCTCCTCTATCAAACATTCCTGATGCATAATATGAGCAACAGGCATATAAAAATGTCATATTTGGATATGGTAATTTATTTAAAGACGTTCCAATTATTTCTAATAATTTTACAGTATCATTTATACTTGTTATAGAATCATAAATGTTATATCTTAAAAATGATAAACCATCAATACAAACAATATTTACCTCTTGATTACCTGTAGTAAATTGTACATTTACATAGTCATTAAAAAGAAAACCTTTCCATTTAATATTTACTCCAATTACTAACTCAACATAATATTTATTGTCATTAAAATTTAGTAAATCAGGGAAATTAGCATAATCACTTTCATCAGATATTAAAAAAGATACATTTAACTGAGATGATATTATGCCTCCAATTGGGTCTTCTTCATTTGAGTTAGGTTGTATCTGTATAGATGTAGCTTCGTATGTATATACATCATTGTTTAATGGATCTTCTTCGTAAATCTTTACTACTTGAAGTAAGTCATCTCTTAACTTTTGTGTTATAGTATATTTTAAAACGTATGCCATTATGCTAAACTAATGTTTTGTCCTTTAAGATTTGATGCCTTTTGTGCTCTATTAACAGACAATAGTAAGTCTTGTCCTCTTAGAACAAATTGACCTCCTGAACCACCACCTATTAACGTCTTTAGTTTATCCAATGGAGCTACTACTTCAGGGTTATGACTAGCACCAGGATATTCGCCCATAAGACCCATAGTAGGACCTGATACAATACCACCATTTGCCATTTTCTTAGGTGGGAATGCCATAGCACCTAAACCCATTCCTTGCGTAAATAAACCACTAAATAAATCTCCTCCAGTAATACCAGCCTTTGCTAATGTTTCTGGGAATATAATAGTCATTAATAATGCAGTTATAGCTGCTGTTGCAGCAACTTTAATTAATTGCTTTAAAAGGTCAGTAAACATCTTTTGCAAAACTTCTCCAATATTAGCACTCTTGTCTAATAACATATCCATTGAAGGTCCTAATGCTGACATTATACCATTCCCAATTTGTATTATAGAAGAAGCTGCTTCTTGAGTTATTGCTTTATTATTATTTGACCATCCTTTAAATATAACCCCTAATCTATTTATATAATCTTGATAACTAATTAAGTTATTATCAAGCATAAATTGCAAGTCAGAAGCCTCTTGCTCATATATAGACTTTTGTTGTAACCTATCTCCTGTACTTAAATTTTGTTTATTCTTATAAAATTCATCAAATACATCTAATTGATTCTTATAAGCGTCTATAGTTTTATTTAATTCTTCTTGTTCAAATTTTGCTTGATTTTCAACATCTTTATTTCTAATTTGTTGTATTCCTTCCTGAGTCTGTTTTTCAATTAATAATCTTTTATTTTTGAAATCTTCAGCTATGGCTTTTTTATCATCACTAGAAAGTTTGTCTATTTCCGCTTGTTTTAAAGCAACTCTTTCCTCTTCATCTAAAACAAGTAAATTGTAATATCTTCTAGTAAACAAATCATCTTCATAAAGCTTAGCTTGTGATTTTAATGCGTCTAAGGCTTTTGTGCTTACTTTTTCTTTAGGAGCTGGTGCAGGAACATCAGTTTCTAAGGCTATAGATTTAGTAGCCGCTTCTTGATATAACCCATCTAATCTTGTAAGTTCTTTATCAATTACATCTACAGTACCCTTAATTACATTTTCCTCTTCTCTAATTCCTTTGATTTGTGTATCAATTAAGCCTTTTAAATGCTTTGCAGATTCAGTATAACCTAATGCTTTCATTTGGTTAACATACTGTATGGCTTTTTGTATCTTAAAGGTCTTTTGAAGTGCTAATTGATATAACTCTTCTTCTTTAGCAAACTTTTCAGCAGATAATTTATTTATTTTCCCAGCAATAGCTGTAGCTTTTGCTCTTTCGATAATAGCACTTTTTACTCCATCTACTGCATTTTTAACATTGCCATTTAAAATAGTTTCTTTATCTAAATTACCAAAATATGCTGGATATTCTGATTGTAGTTGCTTAACAGCTTCTAATCTTTTATCCATAGAATTGCCTGCATCTCCTGCTATTTTAACTAAAGTTTGCATTTTAGTTATTTCTTCGCCAGCAGATCCCATTGATGATTTTAATGATTCGGCATATTCTTTATTTGCATCTTGCAATATTGTTAAAGCATTCTTTGTTTTAAAGAAACCAGCATCCCATGCTGTAAAAAATGCAATAAGAGCAGAAGTTGCTAAATAAATTGGACCAGTCATTCCTGCAAAGCCACCTATAACAGCAGGAAGGTTATTTTGTATACCTCTAAATCCATATGGCAAATCTTGTATAATTAAAGCAAAGTTTGTCCATTGTTTATTACCTTGTTTTACTTCTCCACCAGCTTTAGATGCAGCAGATGTAGCGCCTTTCATGGCTTTTTCAGCACCATTAATTGCACCTTCTGCCTTAGTCATTTCATCGGCAAATATCTTTACATCTTTTCCTAATACTTTACTTAATGCGTCAGACATTGCCTTAGCATTCTTATTAAACTCAGCAAGGTCTAGGTTAATATTGACTTTTATATTCTGATCAGCCATTTTGCTTTATTGGTTTTACGTTTTCGTATTTTTTAAGCACTTCACTCAACTCTTCGTTGGTCATCACTCTTTGCTTCACAAAGTTACGATTATCGCAGTCAAGTGACAAAAGCTCACTAGGCTTAACTTTTTTGCCTTTTGGAAGTTGCATATTAATTA